TGGGGTACACGAAGCTGACGGGGCTGCACAACGGGTGGATACGGGAGATGCTGCTGGGGAAGGGGGACCGGACATTGCAGGCCCATCGCGGGAGCTACAAGACGACGGCGGTGGGGGTGGCGCTGGCGATTGAGCTGATGCTGCGGGGGCGGGAGAACTGCATGTTCATCCGGAAGACGGACGACGACGTGAAGGAGGTCGTGCGGCAGGTGGCGAAGAACCTGCGGCACCCGGTGAGTCAGGCGGTGTACAGGACGCTGACGGGGCGGGGGCTGGAGGTGCGGGCGAACGCCACGGAGATCGTGACCAGCGCATACACGGGGGTATCGGGCGCGGTGCAGCTTCTGGGCATCGGCACGCAGTCGTCGATCACGGGCAAGCACGCGGACAGGATATTCACGGACGACATCGTGAACCTTCAGGACCGGAAGAGCCGGGCGGAGCGGGAGCGGGTGAAGGCGTTCTACCACGAGCTGCACAACGTGTGCAACCGCGGGGGGCGCATTTTTAATACCGGGACGCCGTGGCACGTGGAGGACGCTTTTTCGGTGATGCCGGAGGCGTCTCGGTGGGACTGCTACCAGACGGGGCTGATGGCGCCGGAGAAGATCGAGGCGCTGCGGGGGGAGATGCCGCCGAGCCTGTTTGCGGCGAACTACGAGCTTAGGCACATTGCGGCGGAGAACGCGCTGTTCACGCAGGCGCCCGCGTATGGGAGCGACGCGGGGATGCTGCGGGACGGGGTGGCGCACATCGACGCGGCGTATGGGGGCGAGGACTACACGGCGCTGACCTGCGGGCGGCGGCGCGGGGACACGCTTTACCTGTACGGGCGGATGTGGCGGGCGCACGTGGACACGGTGCTGGACGCGGCGCTTCAGGACTGCCGGCGGCTTCAGTGCGCGCCGGTTTACTGCGAGAACAACGGCGACAAGGGCTATCTGGCAAAGGAGATCAAGGGCCGGGGCTACAGTGCCGGGGTGTACCACGAGCGGGAGAACAAGTATTACAAGATCAGCACCTTCCTTCGGAAATGGTGGCCGAGGATCGTGTGGCTTGAGGGGACGGACCGGGAATACCTGAATCAGATACTGAACTACACCGAGGACGCGGAGCACGACGACGCGCCGGATTCGGCGGCGTGCGTGTGCAGGTATCTGGATCGGGCGAAGGGGAGATAGGGGACAGGGAACAGGGGACAGGGAACAGGGGCTGCGGGCCTCATCCGTTGGTTCGACGGGCTGTCGCCTCCCGGCAGAAGTGGCGATAAAAAAGGCCGGGCAGAGGCCCGGCGGGGTAGGAAAGGGGTTCACTCGATCACGGAGATCAGGGCCTGCTGCAGCACGGACGAGAAATTGATGTGTCGCTTCTCGGCGGCAGCGTTGAGCCATTCGGGAATGGTCAGGGTCTTCTTGACGGACTTTGTGCTCTTCATGTAGGCGAGGGGTTCGGAGACGATGATGGAGGTGAAGCCGTCGTCCGCGTCAACGGTCCGAATATCGGACGCGGCGGGGATGGGGATGTCGCGCTCCATCAGCGAGCAGAGATAAGCGCCGAGGGCTTCTTCCGCGTTAGACGCGGCGTCGGCGATGGTGTCGCCATCGGAAAAGCAGCCGTCGAGGTCGGGAAATTCCACCCAGAACCGTCCATCGTCCGGATGGATGATCGCGGGGAATGCCATTTTCATAATCTATACCTCCCTTGCTTTGCGCAGGCAGGGGCTCACTTGAGCCCCGCCTGTTTTAGCAGTTTGTTCAGCAGACCCGCAGACAATGCCTTCCCGCTGTGAACCGGGACGGAAATTGTCATGTCGCCCTTCTTGAGGATGTAATGACTTGAGGCGATGCGGTCAATAACAAAGCCGTTTTCAAGGGCTTTGCTGACAAACTGTTTTCCAGTCAGAGTCATAAACAAACACTCCTTTCGACTGGTTGATACTATTATAGCACGTATTATACGTGCCGTCAAGGGGACGGACACTGGAGGCGCAGGGAATGATAACGTATCAGGACTACGAACAGGCGACGAACAAGCTGGAGTTTTTGTCTGCGGCGATATCGAAGCACCGGGCGTCGGCGGAGTACGGGGTGGCGGTGGCGGCGGATGCGTATGACCGTCAGAAGAACGTGACGATTCACCAGGTGGTGAAGCTGTACAACGGGATGCCGGACGCGGAGGGGGCGGATCACCGGATCGCCAGCAACTTCTTCAACCGGCTGAACACCCAGCGGTGCGCCTATCTGCTGGGGAACGGGGTGTCGTTCACCCGGAAGGAGAAGCGGGTGAACGCGGAGAACGTGGCGGTGGACGTGGACGTCACCAAAGAGCAGCTGGGGCCGGGATTCGACACGGCGCTGATGGAATGGGGGTACATGGCGCTGATCCACGGCGTGTGCTTCGGATTCTGGAACTATGACCGGCTGCTGGTGTTTCCGCTGACGCAGTTCGTGCCGTTCTGGGACGAGGAGACGGGGGCGCTGCGGGCGGGGCTGAGGTTCTGGCGGCTGGACGGGGAGCGCCCGCTGCGGGCGGAGCTTTACGAGGTGGACGGGTACACGGCGTACCGGGCCCCGGCGGGGACGGTGGGCTGGAACCTGGAGCAGATCGCGCCGAAGCAGGCGTACATCCAGCGGGTGGCGCAGACGGCGGCGGACGGGGAGAGGGTGCTGGAGGGCATCAACTACCCGGGCCTGCCGGTGATCCCCATGTGGGGGAGCAGGCTTAAGCAGAGCACGCTGGTGGGCATGCGGGGCGGCATCGACGCCTACGACCTGATTCAGTCGGGGTTTGCCAACGATCTGGAGGACTGCGCGCAAATCTACTGGCTGATACAGAACGCCGGGGGGATGACGCAGGAGGACCTGAAGACGTTCCTGGATGACATCAAGCACCGGCACGTGGCCCAGGTGGACACCACGGGGTTTGACGGGGAGCCGAGGGGCGCGCTTTCGCCCTACGTGCAGGATGTGCCGTATCAGGGGCGCGGGGCCTTCCTGGCGCAGATGCGGGCGCAGATATACGAGGACTTCGGGGCGCTGGACGTGCACGCGGTGGCGGCGGGGAGCACCAACGACCACATCGACGCGGCGTACCAGAGCATGGACGAGCAGGCGGACCAGTTTGAATACCAGGTGATCGAGGCGGTGCAGGGCGTGCTTCGGCTGATGGGCATCGAGGACACGCCGCAGTTCCGGAGGAACCGGATCAGCAACGTCAGGGAGCAGGTGGAGGCCGTGATGCTGGAGGCCAACTACCTGGACACCGAGACGGTGCTGCGGCTGCTGCCGAACATCACGGTGGATATGGTGCCGGGGATTTTGGCGAGGCTGGACCGGGAGAACGCGGACAGGATTGAGATGACGACGCCGGTGCAGGAGGATTAAAGGGGCATGTGTGAGAGAATCGAATACGAAAAGCCGGCCATACTGGAGGAGCTGACCGAGGAGGAGCGGAGAGACCTGGAAAACCTGCGGCGCGTGAAGAGTGGGGAAGTGCTGAAGCACGTGGAACGGGACTATGTGATCTACAACGGCGAATGGTACAGGACGCACCGGTGGGACTGGCCGAAGGATGACCCCACCGAGGCCAGGCTGATGACGCTGGAGGAATACAAGGTTTTGGCGGAGTTGCCTCCGGATGAGCGAGTCCCCGTCTGGGAGGAATGGCGCAGGCATGACAGCAAATGGGCGATGCCCGGTCCGGCTTATAACGGCTATGGCATGTGGTGGCGCTGCTGGACATCCAGACCGACCGAGGCGCAGAGAGCGGCGGAGGCGTGGCCGGACCCCGGCCAGGCTTGAGATGCCGGTGCAGGAGGGAGAAACGTGAAAATCAAAAAAATAACCCCGTGCATCTGCGCAAAAAAGGCACTGGAGGAGGACGAGTGGTCGGACGAAGGAATGCCACAGTTAATTGTGCGGAACGGCTTTAAGCCATACAGGCAATTCTGGTCAGCCTTTTGTCCTAACTGCGGAAGAGGCAGCAAACTTGACGATCATGGCTCGGCCAAGTTGGCACTGAAGCATTGGAATGACTTTCAAAACTATCTTTGGGAGTTAGAAACAAAAGGCGATGTCTTTGCTGATGTGATCGAATAAAGGCGGGGTGAGGCGGCATGGCGATCATCAAGGGTTGGGGCTATACGCCTCAGCAGACGGGGTACATCCGGAAGAAGCTGGAGATCGCGCAGAACTATCGCAAGGACGCGGCGGAGGACTACACCGACCACGAGTATCAGATCGTGGTGCGGAAGCTGAAGAAGGTGTATTCGGAGGCGGCGGGCGACCTGAAGCTGAAGGCGGAGAGCTGGAAGCGGGCGCACGAGGCGCGGGTGCGAAAGTACCAGGCTCAGGTGGCGAGGGGGGAGATCACCGAGGCGGACTATCAGGCGTGGATGCGGGGGCAGGTGTTTCAGGGGGAAGCCTGGAACAAAAAGCGTCAGCAGATGGCGGAGGCCATGGCGGACGTGGACGCGCAGGCCATGCGGATCGTCAACGAGGGCAAGACCCGGGTGTTCGCCGAAAACGCGAACTACACCGGGTATCAGCTGGAGCATGGCGGCGGGGCGGACTACGGCTTCGGGGTGTACGACTCGGCGGCGGTGGCCCGGCTGGTGCGCGAGGAGCCGAGGATGCTGCCCATGCCGAAGGTGGACAAGTACAAGGACGTGGCCTGGTATGACCGGATCATCGAGAACGCGGTGACGCAGGGGATTCTCCAGGGGGAGAGCCTGGAGGACATCACCTACCGCATAGCGATGGACACGGCGGACAAGAGCCTTTCCGCGATGCGTCGGAATGCCAGAACGGCGTATACAGGGGCGCAGAACGCGGGACGGCTGGAGGCGATGCGGCAGGCCGAGGGGCTGGGCATCAAGACCAAAAAGCAATGGCGGTGCGTGCTGGACAACAAGACCCGAGACACGCACGCGGAGATGGACGGGGAGACGGTGGAAAGGGACGAGCCGTTTCTGACGCCGCTGGGCCCGCTTATGTACCCGGGAGACCCCAGCGGCGAACCGGCCAACGTGTACAACTGCCGCTGCAAGGTGGAGAAGGTCTTTGCGAAGTATCCGGACATCAAGCGATACAGGCGGGACATGGACGGGCAGGTCGTGGCGAACATGAGCTACAAGGAGTGGCTTGAGGCCAAGAACAGGGCCGGGACGGAGGCCGGGACGGAGGCCGGGACGGAGGCCGAGGCCGGGGCCGAGGCGTGAAAGGAGGACAGACATGTGGCGAGCGTGGAGTTGCGCGACAATTCGAGGGCCGTGCTGGAGGCGACGGCGACGGGCATCCGGCGGGGGCTGGAGTACATCGGGACAATCTGGTCGGAGGACGCGTCGAACCTGGTAGACCCGTCGTGGGTCAACACGGGTTTACCGGCCAGCATTCACTATTCGATCGAGGGGCAAAACCTCTCCGTTGGCTCCGACATGGAGATCGCGCCGTTTGCGGAGCTGGGCACGTCGGTGGAGTACGTTCCACCGCCCGAGTACATAAGGACGACGGCGGAGAAGGGCAACAAGGCGGACATACACACAGACCGGGCGGGCATTCCCTACTGGCTGTACTACGACGAGCTGAAGGACACATTCGAGATCGGACGCCCGGTGAAGGCGCAGGGGTTCCTGCGGCAGGCGCTGGAGCTGCACAAGGACGATTTCGAACGAATCATGGCGACCGAGATTCGGGACGCCATCAACGAACTGAGATAACCCGGACGGGTGACTTTCGAGGAACTGAAAGGAGACCAACATGGCACTGACGCGCGTCCAGTGGGACAGGTCATCGCGTGAGATACAAGACGAACAGGGAACCGAGGGTTCCGACGATCGCGCCGACGACCGAGGCGACGAGAGGCGAAAGCCACGCAGCACGCTGCCGACGGTCTATGTCCCGCTGTTTCCGCTGCTGTTCGGCTATCTTCTGGGCATGCTGACGGTGGCGCTGGTGACAATCCTGACCAACTGCAAGGCATGAGCAGGGGGAAATCAGGTAACGACGGGGGGAGGAATCAGGCGACGGGAACAGGCAGCGGCGGCGGCCACGCCTGTTCCCTGTTCCCTTCCCCCAAACACATCAATCTTTCGAAGAACTGAAAGGAGCACACAAACATGGCACTGACGCGGAAGTTTTTGAAGGGACTGGGGTTGAGCGAGGAACAGATCGACTCCATCGTGGAGGCGCACACGGACACGCTGACGGGGCTGCAGGACAAGATCAAGGCCCTGGAGGGCGACGCGGGGAAGGTCAAGGAGCTTCAGGAGAAGCTGGACGCCTACGAAAAGGGCGGCGGCGAGGACTGGCAGGGCAAGTACAACCAGGCGAAGAAGGACCTGGAGGCGTACAAGGCGGAGGTATCGGCGAAGGAATCCGCCGAGAAGGTAAAGGCCGCCTACAAGGCGCTGCTGGGCGAGGAGAAGATCGACCCGAAGCGGTACGACGTGATATTGCGGGCCACGAGCTTCAAGGACATGAAGCTTGACAAGGACGGCAAGCTGGAGAACGCGGAGGCATTAAAGGCGGCCATCCGCGAGGACTGGGCGGACTTCAAGGTAACGGAGAAGACCCAGGGCGCGGGGGTCGGCAATCCCCCGAACAATGGCGGCGGGTCCGGGAAGACCAAGGAGGAAATCATGGCCATCAAGGACACCGGCGAGCGTCAGCGGGCGATTGCGGAGAATCACGAGCTGTTCGGCTTTTAGCCGGGGCAACGAAAGGAGCACCAACACATGAAAAATTTCAACATCAACCTCCAGCTCTTTGCGGCTGAGGACAACGTCATCACCACGGCGCAGATGGCGAAGGCGCGGGAGGTGGACTTTGTTCAGCGGTTCACGGGGAACATCCTGCGGAAGCTGATGGAGGCGCTGGGCGTGACGCGGAAGATCGCGATGTCCGAGGGCACCACGATGTACTATTACAAGACCACGGGCACGCTGGAGAGCGGCGTGGTGGCCGAGGGCGACGTGATTCCGCTGTCGCAGTACAAGCGGGAGAAGTTCCCCATCGGGGAGATCACGCTGGAGAAGTACCGCAAGGCTGTGACGGCGGAGGCCATCAAGAAGAGCGGTTACAGCGAGGCGGTGCAGGAGACGGACCAGAAGATGATCCGGGACATCCAGAAGAAGATTCGCGGGAACTTCTTCACGTACCTGGGCACGATCGTGCACGCGGCCAGCGGCACCGAGGGCGAGGAGGGCTATGTGCCCGCGGCGGGCACCAGCGTGTCCGGTGCGACGCTTCAGGCGGTGCTGGCGAAGAGCTGGGGCCAGCTGCAGGTGCTGTTTGAGAACGACGCCGCCGAGGCGGTGCACTTCATCAACCCGCTGGACATCGCGGACTACCTGGCGACGGCGCAGATCACCACGCAGACGGCCTTCGGCATGAGCTACGTGGAGGACTTCCTGGGGCTGGGCACGGTCATCATGAACAGCCAGATTCCGTCCGGCACGGTGTATTCCACGGCCAAGGAAAACCTCATCATGTACTACCTGACCATGACCGGCGACGTGGCGCGGGCGTTCAACCTGACCACGGATGAGACGGGCTACATCGGCATGCACACGTCCCAGACGGACAACCGCGCCCAGATCGAGACGCTGCTGATGTACGGCATCCAGTTCCTTGTGGAGATGGCGGACGGCGTGGTGAATGGCACGATCAGCGGGGCATGAGAATTTACCGGGTAATCTGCGCGTTCTACGACCTTGAGGACGGCGGGCGGGCATACCGGGCCGGGGACGACTATCCCCGCCCCGGTCTTGAGCCCACGGCGGCGCGGATCGCGCAGCTCAGCGGGGCGGAGAACCGCCTGGGCAGGCCGCTGATCGAGGCCGGGAAACCGCGCGAGGCGCGGGGACGGAAAAAGGGAGGCGCGGGCGATGATTGAGGAAATCTGCGCGCACATCCACAACTGGTTTACGAAAGCCGAGGACATCCACCGGGGCACGTTCACCATCGAGGGCGGGTCGATTGACCTGCCCTTTCTCGTGCCCGGGCAGTACTTCCGGATCGTCGGGAGCGCGCTGAACGACGGGGTGTATCAGTACCCGGCGGAAAGCACCGGCGGCGGCGAAGGCGGAGAGGGCGACGAAGGCGACGAAGGCGGCGGCGAAGCGCAGGCGCTTGCGCTGACGGACGAGACCTTTGAGGGCGAGATATGGGCGATGAGGATACCGCGATCGTTTATCATTCTGGCGGGGGAGATCGGGGCGTGGGACGCGCAGTACGGCGCGGCGATGTCCAGCCCCTACCAGAGCGAGAACATCATCGGGGTATACAGCTATACCAAGGCGGCGGGCGCGAACGGGGGCGGGG